AATATATTTTTATATTGAAAACATAAATTGTTCTCACTAGTGCTAATAGATATTAAAAAATTGATATAAAAGAATCACATTATAGATGTTATAACAAGTTAGTTAATATGTCAAGTCAGAGTCAAGCACCTTTGTATGTTCCTGTTCCCGAGTGGGATGTTAGTTCGTTGAAGTATATGCAGCCTAAGATTAATGATCGTGGAGGCAAGTCTGTTAATATTGTAAGCACTCAGATTAATCGTTCTCTTCATTTGTCTATTCCTTCCATGATGACATGGGGTATTTCTGATTATACGAATGAGCACGGTGAGAGTGATGGTAAGTTTAGTATGTCTTTGGTATTCCCTAGTCCAGATTATGCTAAGCCAAGCACTGATGAGTTCCTTGAGAAGTTTAAGGCATTTGAGGAGAAGATTCTAGATGATGCTGTTAAGAATTCAGAGGCATGGTTTGGTGAGGAGATGAGCAGAGAGGTGGCAAAGCATACATTCTTTCCTACCTTGAAGTATCCTAAGGAAAAGGGAACTAAGAAGATTGATTATACCAAGTCTCCTTCTATTAAGGTTCGTGTTCCTTGCTACAATGGAAAGTGGAATGTTGAGATTTACGATACGAAAAACAATATGTTGTTCCCTTGTGATAATGAGAATCTTACACCAGTTGATTTTGTTCCTAAGCAGTCTAATGTAGCCTGTATTATTCAGTGCGGTGGATTGTGGTTTGGTGGAAAGGGTTGGGGAGTCACCTGGCGTCTTGTTCAGACAATGGTTAAGCCTCACCAGGTAGCTTCTGTGTTTGGTAAGTGTCATATTAGTCTTTCTGCTGATGAGATGGAGACTATTGAGAAGCAAGATTTGTCTAGCTCTTCAGCTATTGCTGACGATTCCTCTGTTTCATCTGAAAAGGTGGTAGATACTGCCGTAGAGGATAGCGACGAAGAGGAAGAGGAGGAAGAGGCAGTTGAAGTTCCCGAGACTCCTAAGAAAAAGGTAACTACTAAGAAGAAGGCAGTAGTTAAGGAAGAGGCAATTGAAGAGGAGGAAGAGGCTCCTAAGAAGAAGAGAGTTGTAAAGAAGAAGGCATAGATATATTAGTAATTTAATTTGTTTTGTAATTAAAAAATAATACTTTTTTTATGTATATATTTATACATAAAAATTAAGATATAAGAACCAAGTTGTAGGCAACAATATAAAAAAATATGAAACCTACCACTTCGTTTATTGCATGAAATGGAAAATCCGGATATTTTTCTAGAAGTCCATCTCCATATTTTTTTTCTAAGGTTATAATTATAGTTGTTAAAAAGAGCAGAAATACAATGATTGGTAAATCTTGTTTAAAGTTAGTAGGTAAGTAATTTTGATAGTAATATAATAAAGATAGATTCAATATAAATTGTGTAGTTGCGAAATAAACTAATGATAGATTAAAAAACGCGTAAATATCGAGTAAAATAATGATCACACAAAAAATAATAAAATAAATTGATGGAAATACTTTTGAAATTGAATATAAGAGTGAAAATAAAGAAATGAAAATTAAATATGCCGACGAATGTACAAAATTGACTTGTAGATTTCCAGGTATATGAAAAGCATGAGATAGCATATGAAATGAACTAAAAAGTATAGTAGATATTAAAACTAAAATAACATGTATATTTTTTGTTTGAAACAAGAAGTAAAAAAGCATACATACTGTAATAAATACAATAAATGTTGAATAAGGTTGTGCGACCATATTATTTGTTTGTGCTTTTTCTAATGTGTTAAATGGAAAATTTATTGGTCTATTCATTTACATATACTGAGAATAAAAAAGTTTTATTATTAAAATATATTACATAAAATTAATTATCATCTTCAGAGTCAGTATCGCAATCGGCCCAATTATGAATTTTTTTAAAATGAAACTTTTTAATAGGTAAATGTAGCTCTCCAGTTTGTTCTGTATCTTCGTCTGATTTTGATGGGGCAACAATAGGAGTAATTGGAGCTTCTTTTTCCAAAACTTCAAGGTAATTAAATTTGTTATTATGTTTTTGAAGATTACTTGCAGTTAGTGATAATTCAGGAAAATCCTCTCCTATACTTTCAACCATCGATTCAATTTTTTTAACATTTTTATTGATTTTCTTTTTTAATAGTTTTGGACAATGGCTTTTCCAATGGCCTTTTTGATGACAATAAGAGCATTCAGAGTTCAGTATTTTTGGACAAGTAATATTTTCTTTTTTATCTTTAGTAAAATGACTTCTATAGACACTTGCAGGTTCTCCAGCTTTTTTACAGATAGAGCAGAATGGATTATTAGACTTTTGCATTGTAGTTATGTTAGTTGATAATATATAATTTCGTGTTATAAATCATCAATTTTTTGTATTTGAGAACATTATTTATTTTGAATAAGTAAATTTGATGTAAGATATAATGAAATCAAGTTTTTAATACTACTTAAAAAGTATTGTTTTAATAAATTATGAGTTTAAGATTATATATAATAAACGGTGGGCATGTTTTATTTGTATGCACATTATTATGCTTTCTAGACCCTTTATTTTCGTTATATATTTATTTAAAAATACAACCAACACTATATTATCATACATTTTCACATTTGTATCCAATACCATATTATAAATGGAAACACATGGTTCGTGTGACAGATACAGGTTTTATTGCAAATATGATATATTATTTTTATCCGTATATGTTGCCGTTAGCTTTTAATATTCATTTTATAATTACATTTGGATTTTGGTTTGCTGTTTTGTTTTTAGATATGAAAGAAATGGATACAGTAGAGCATCATGATATTATTCCAATATTTCATAATATTCACGCTATTTTGAATCATTCAATATCATTTATTATTTTATTTTATCAAAACATGAAAAGTAGTTATGAGTTTAATGGAGAATCATTAACATTGTCTTATTTATGGTTATATAGTTGGCTTGTGTTTGTATATATTCCATGGAGAGCATTAACTGGTGATATAGTATATTCATTTTTTGATACAAAGAGTTCAACATTTAAACCACTATTTATGTATGCAATTGCACATATTTTATTATATATTTCAAATGAATTAGGCAAAAATACATCAGGTTTTTTACAAGTTTAAAGAATAAATATTATTATTATTAATGATATTTATAAATCCTCCTTTTAGTAATTATTTTTCTTTTGATAAAACAATTTCAATTAAAGGAAGTTACACTTTGGAACCGAGAACAGGTTTAATAATGCAAGTGTTGAGAACATTAAGATATTCTTTTGAACATAATGGTTGGATAAATAAAATAGGATTAAGGAATCCTGGAATAGATTATGCAATAAAAAATTATAAAAAGAATTCAATAGTAAGTGTTGCAATATTAAATAAAGAGGATATACCAAAGTTAGTAAAGAAAATACCTGATGATATGAATATTGAACTAAATATTAGTTGTCCAAATGCTGAAAAGAAAATGATTACAGAAGGTATTGAGAACTTTTTGAATAAAAAGAGAACATGGTGTATAATTAAATTATCGCCAACAACAGACATGAAATTAGTTGATAATTATTATAAACAGGGATTTCGGCAATTTCATTGTAGTAACACATATCCAACACCAACAGGTGGATTAAGTGGAAAGTTTTTGATACCATATTCCACAAAATTAATTAGTAATATTAAATCAAAATATAGTGATACAACTGTAATAGGAGGAGGGGGGATTACTAGTAAAGAAGAAATAGAAATATACAAAAAAGCGGGTGCTGATCATTTTTCTGTATCTACATTATTTTTTAATCCATATAAATTTTATAAATTTTATAACAGTTTTATTAGGGGTTAAAATATATTTTTTTCTTATTACAATGTAGCTAAAATGTATGAAGTATTTTTCCATATATCAAGTATTAGTTTATTAGAAATATGTTTTTTTTTTTATTATATTGGACCATTAGAAACGAGAATGTTTTTAACATATTTGAAAAAAATGATAAATGGTTCGGTATCTATTTTAAACATGATATTAAGTAAATGGGATATTAATAGAGATGATTTTATTAATACTATTTATCTAATAGATAATAACAGTAATGCAAAAGAACAATTATATTTAGACAGTGAAATAGGAAAAGAAGAAAGAACAGTTGAAAATGAAGAATTATTCAAGGAAACAATAGAATATTGGACCATGATAATGGCTTTAACTACAATTGTATTTGGTATTGAAAAGATTTATAATTATATGCAAGATAAAAATGTAAGATATAGAAAAAGTTCTATAGATGATGAAGATGAAGAAAGTATAATTGAGAGCAACAAAATAGAAGAAAGTGATAGAGTGAAAAATATGAAAAAATGCTGTAAAATAGGTTGTCAATATGTATTATTTGGTGGCGGTATATTATCATTTCAGTATTTATTCTTTGAATATGTAGTTTTTGAATATAAACCTCTTTCTATTGAAGAAATAAAGTATTATGCATATTGTTATTTAATTAATGAATAAATTGTATAAAAAATAAATAACTTTTATACAATTATGATTCCGAAAAATATTGTTCAAACTTCAAGACAAAAACCTCAAGAATATATTGTTGAGCAAATTAAATCAAAAAGTTCTGGATGGGCTTACTTTCATTATGATGATAGAGAAGTAATTCAGTTCTTTTTAGAACATCCATTATCTGAGTTTCCAAATGTAGTCAATAAGTTTTTCAGTTTTAGTTATGGAGAACATAGAGCAGATTTATTCCGTTATTATTATTTATATGTGAAAGGAGGTGTATATTTTGACACAGATGCAATGATTGAATGCAATATGGATGAAATAATCAAGGATTATGAGTATTTTTCTGTAAATTCTACCTATTTTCCCAACAGTATTTTTCAAGGTTTCATAGGTTGCACTCCAAAACATCCTATTATGTATAAAGGATTGAAAGACATTTATGAAGTAGATAATAACAAGTTAATTGAGAAGCCCGAGAACTTTCACGATATTTGTAGAAATATGTATCATTTTGTAACAAATTATGAAGATAAATCAAAAATAAAATTGTATGAAGAAGTGTTTGGAACACCAGAGGTAGCTAATGTTGTTGATTTGCAAGATAATAATAAGTTAGTATTAAAACATTATCATATAAAAAAAATTATTCCAAGGTGAGGCATATGTCTTTCATACAGGATGGAAAAAATGTTTTCATATCGTATGTAGGTGCTCGACCCAGATAAAAAATTGATATTATTATGACCTGTCTGTGGCTTTAACTAGAGCATATCAACTTTATTAACTATCCAATAATAATGAACACAAGCAATATAAATTTAGAACTTATCAATATGAGACTTGACCGTGAACGTGCAAATACTAATTGCCTTCAATGGATTAACAAACAGCCAGATTTTCAAAGAGACTATACAGCTTGGAATGAGAAAATGGTGACAAAATTTGTTGAAACTTTGTTGGAGGGACGACATATGAATCCGGTTTGGACAATCTATAATCCTGATGATAATTCGCAAGAGATTCTAGATGGAATGCATCGTATTACTACTGCTGTGAATTTCTTGAATAATAAATTTAGGTTAAATGGAAAATTTATTAGTTCCGAAGAAAACAGAACTAAATATCATAGGAAGTTCTTTAAAGACCTAAGTCCCACTGACCAAAATAAAATAAAACTGTATAATTTCGTGTTTAATCATTTAGACCCAAGTTTTCGCACAGACATAAATAAGAGAAGGGAAATGTGGGAAATATTAAATCGTTCAACAAGCACTTTGAATGAATTCGAGTTCAATAAGGTTGTATATAATCCATTTTACGAAATAATTACTGCATTTAAAGATAAATTTAATATATTTTTAAACAAAAAAGATAAAAGAGGAGTTATTGAAACAGAAATTATGGGGTTTATTGTATTATCTGATATTATGCCTGATAGTTGGAGTTCAGTTAATACACTCATAGACCGTTATTTAAAAGTAACCATTGGTAAAACTCAAGATGATGTGAACCAATTTTTAGAAAATAATGCATTAGCAATTAAAAAGAAGTTAAATTTCATTGTTGAAGTTATACAAAAATTAGAAAGGATTGGAGTATTTTCCACAGATAAAAAGATATTTAATAACCGATTTATTCCTTATAAGTTTATTATTTGTAGATTAACTTTTAAGTGTCAAGGTAGTTCAATTATGTTAAATCATTATATAGAGGATATAGTTAAAGACCTTCGAAAGAATATTACAGAGATTCATGATATTCATGTTAAATTAGGTTGTACATCAAGAAATGCTACTTTCCAGAAGAAGCTAATCGAATATATAGATTCAATTATAGATAAGCATATTTATGCAT